AACGTATCTCGCAGCTGACGCTGGGGCTGGATGTTAAAGCTGCTGGTCATGGCTGTTGCTCAGTTTCTTTAGGTTGTTCAGTAGTTTTTTGCTGATCACTTCCTGATCCACTTTGTTCAGTAGAAGGAGGCAGCATAGATTTATATTCACCAATTGCTGCTGCGGCAGCGTTTGTTACGTCGCCTAAAGTCAGACCCCGAGCTTTACTTGGTTTGCTAGGCCCGTAAACTTGAGCAGCCAAAGGTGCCATAGGCTTAACAGGATCAGCATAAGGTCTTGGGTTGTAAAGACGTACAGAATTTGTTTTGTTTTGAGCTTCAATAGAGAAAGCCCTACCAGCGTCAAGTTTATCAGCAATCCTGTACTGACGAGTGATTAGACGGTTGCTAGCGTTTTGCAGGTACTGCTGGTTAGCGGTGTTTCTAATGTTTTCTACGGTGCGTCCTACTTGACCGCTAGCCACCTTTTTAACTGAGTTAGCAATTGACTGTAGACGAATAGTGTCTAGTTGAACCTCGTCTGCTGCCTCTTGCTCGTAAAAGCGGGCTTCAATAGAAGCAAGTTTTCTACCGAGATCACGAGTAGCAGCAATAGATGTTTCTGTTTTAATCTCAGCTGCTTGCTTAGCTTTGAGTTCCTCGTATTGACGAAGCTCTTCTACATATTGAGATTTGCTAAACCAGTTTTGAAGGTCAACTTCGTAGGCTCGGTAATTTTGCCTGTTAGTATCAGCAGCTTTTCGATAAGCGCGAACAGTGTCTGATTCCCACTTGCGCCAATTTTCAATATCTGCTGCGCCTTTTTTAGTCATTGTTTGACCAAGCTGCGTAGCAAATGTAAAGGCACCGCCCGCGCCAGGGCTAGCCAGCATACTTTCAAGAGAGTTTTGTTTAGCCATTAGCCGTACTTCCTCGCAACATCAAAATACAAACCAGTCCATTCCATAGCAATAAACTTGGATTGATCAATGCTATCGTTGACTATTTCTACTGTAACTTGGTCGTTTTTGCTTTGGATATAAGAACGGAACTTCGCTTGTTCAAACGCTTCTTCTTCACCAATAACAATGTTTCCGTTTAGTGGATCACGGCGGTCAAACTCGTAAGTAATTTTGTCACGGTGTTTTGGCGTAACTTCTACTGTGAAGTAGCGGGCATCGTTGTAGTAGATATCCAAATATCTAAGCTGAAGCCTGCCAGTACGATTGCCAATAAAAGTATTGTCAGTAGCAGTTCGGCTGTAAGGCATGAGCTGCGGAGGTCGGAAAGTGAACGTATACTTTTCACCAAAAACCCAAGAGCTGCTTGAAAAATCCCCAAGGCTATCGCATACGAAACTAGTAACGTCAGCCGGAACATTATTAGCCACGATCCAACGTTTTTCAGCTTCGTTTGCATCGCTTGCATCGACTTTAATAACAACAAATTGACTTGCGTTAACAGTGCGATACGGCAGGTTTACGGTAGTTTTGTTTGTTTGTGCGTCGTAGGTAAACGTGACAGCACCAGCGTTGGTAGTAATAGAGCTGGACAGCTGCCGATCTAGCAGAAACAAGCTGGTAGGTTCTTGAGGTGGTCGAGAAGCGTTAATGCCTTCAAGGTAATACTCAGCAGTACCGTCGTTGTCGTACTCAGTCAAAGTATAAAGAGTACCTTCAACAAAATCGCACCAGTGGAGTTCTTTGTTAGGGAACGTCCATTTAGACCAAGCGTTCTGTCTGTTGGTTAAAGAACCACCAGAAGCTTCCCAAAAGAATTGGTACACATAAAGTGCGTCTTTATCGTCATTACTAAGTGCAACAAGGTACTGATCAGTACGGCTTACAGCCAAACTGTCGATATTTTTAGGAATGTATTTGGGTACAGTCTCTGTAATAACTGCTGTTTGACCCAAGTTAATACCAACGGTACGGTCAGTAGTAATAAAGGTATGAAGACCAGTAAAATCACCTTCCTTGACTGGGAAGATAACTTGAGGACCAACTTGCTCAGGTTTTACTTTTGACTCCATACTGATGGAGCTGATCCTACCCACAGAGGCTGTCTCAGGACTAAACGTAACGTTGTCACCTGAATACAGACGGAACTGGTTTTCGTTAGAGAACAGGACAAGTTCATCCTGCTGCTGCAGCGCAAAGTTTAGTACAGCCACATCGTTACTAACTGCAGTCAAATCAATAGTGTCGTTGTCTACAACTTGCAGTGCTGACTGCTGCCAGAAGTTGTAGTAAGAACCAGCCTCACTAAGAATGACGTTTTCACCGCTTACAAAACCAAGACGGTTTTTGAAAAACACAATGTCGTTAATTGTGTCAGCAGCAAAGGTTGGAGGCGGGAGTTCTTCTGCGTCACCTGCTAACCGTGAGGTCCAGCCAGGAATATCAAAGCTAGTACTACCGTCTGTGTAAGTAGCACCGCTAAACGGTTGAAAGGTAAACCTAGTTAGTGCGTCATCGTTTCTGTAATAGATAAACGCATGAGGCATCGTGTTGTCATCAAGCTGACCAGCAGTGCCCCAGCTACCTACCTCTTCCCAAACACCGTTACCGTAATCGCCGTTTGTTGTAGTTCCTTCTGCGTTGAACTGAAGGTAATAAGAGCTTTGGTTTGAAGTACCGTCAGGCGTTACAACTACCGTATAACCCTGCCAATCAGAACTAGGCAGCTCTGTAATGCTGGTAACTTGGTTTGAAAAACCATCCATCAGGGTGTTACCCCTGGCGTCAGACACAACAATGTTTTGGATAAATCGAGTTGCGTTAGCGCAAGTAATTAAAATTTGTGAGTTTTGACGCTCAAAATTTAACTCGTTGTTAATGTCTGTCTGATCAAGACCTTCGCCAAGAGTCAGAGTAGTGCTACCGTTTGCAGTTGCGTTAACTGCTGCTCCAGCTGAATCAACAAGATCAAAGCTAGTATCACCAACAGTACCAACAAAAGTGTTTGCTGGAACACCTGTACCACTAACTAATTCACCTTGATGAACCTTTCCAATATCAGCAGCGCTAACACTAGTAATTGTTGGGCTACCAATTGATGTAGAGCCACCAATAGTGTCTGTGTTGCTAATTAATTTTGCAGCAATAGTTTCTGTGCTAACAAAGTTTGTGTTGCCGCTATTGTCAGTGAGAGAAGGAGTAAGGTGGTTACCAATAATTACATTGCCGTTATCAAGCGTTACACGGACTGTATAGATAGTGTCGTAATCAACAAGCTTGACGTTTACCTGTGCTCTAGTCGGACGAAACTCATTACTAATCTCTGAAATGTTAAAACGAGTTAGCGTTTCAGTAGCGTCAAAAGCAACGGTCTGCTGAATGTTTGTAATAAATACAAAGTCTTGAAAAGAAGTAGCACGCAGTCGATCTTTTGCTCTACCAGAACCACGCAAGTAATTTAGGTTTGCAGTAGTAATGTTTGTAAAGGTTTGCTCTGCAGGCAGCACTGACGGAATCGTACCAGTAATTGGTTCAACGTTAGAGACACCAGTAACAAACGTCAGCGAAGACGTGATAGTTAGAGTTGTGCCAGTGTTTGTTGCTGTTGCGTTGTTACTTAACGTAATAGTTGTACCTTCAATACTGGAAATAATGGTGTTAGCTGGGATTCCAGTTCCAGTAACAGTAGCTCCAACAAACACATCAGTAGCACTACTAAGACTGGCTACAACGTTTGAGTTGTTTGTAGTGTTACCAGTTCTAGTAATGGTACGGCTGTCATCAACCGCCATCAAAACAAAACGCTCTGTTGTGCTGCGGTTGTAAACAAACAACCAAGCTTCATCCCATTTGAGCGGAGCAGTAAGAGTTTGTCCCCCAGCGTTTTGTGTAAGGTTATCAATCTGCCTTAGAGGCACAGAACCTAGTCGTTTTTTAAGACCTTCAACAAGGTCACAGTTGGCGTTTTCAAGAACTTTTGCAAAGCCTGGCAGCACAAAACTGTCAGCCTGTTGGTTCACGCCTTTGTTAAGTGGGCCAATAACTTGGCTATAAAGTTCTCTAGACATTAGCGAGAAAGAATATCAGGACCAAAAGTAGTCATAACGCGACCGCCATATAGATCATCGGGACCACTAATGTAGTTATAATTTTGCGCCATATCTTCTGTGCGCTTCAAGATTTGCAAGGCTCGTGCTTCGTCTTCTGAGGTGTAGGTTTCAATAGACGCAGAAGTAACAGCACGGTTTGCAAACATTCGACCAGCGCGGATCATAATGTAGCGACGACCTGTTTCTGGAACACTGTCCCAATCCAGTTCTTCAACAATCTCTGCTACAAGGTCACTGTTTCCACCAGTAATAGAGACACCAAGGCTGCCTCTCAAATCAAATGTATTTTTAACGCGATCAAAAAGCCTAAGCCCCCGAAGAACAAACCGTTGTGACGGATAAGAAATCGGGTTAAATCGTACTGCCAGGGTGTTGCTGGGAAGTTGGGATTGGCCTGTACCAGCGTCCAGAGGAATTGTGTCATAAAGCATTGTGTTCCAAGACCAACCTGCGCCTTGGACTTCACGGCTTACTTCATCAAGTGTCCGCTCCGCCAAGCTTGCATCTCCAGTCAAAGGAGCGGTAAGAGAGTTGACTGGAGATTCACCAATAATTGATAGCAGCGTGTTGACTGCTGAAAGTTTGCTTGTAGTCATTATGCCAACAAAAAAGGGGGAAACAAATTACTGCTTCCCCCATTGTATTGGTTATTGACAAATAAATTTTATCAATAGGGATTGCCGTCGTGCAGCAGGCTGACAGAGCACTCAGGACGCAGGACACCGTGGCCCACAGCGTAAGAGGCAACCATCATGGTGCTCTGAGTCATGGCTTTGTACTCAGAACCAGTCATCTGCATGGACACGTCCTTCAGAGACACAGTACCGACAGCTTCTTTGGTGAAGCACAGGCCGAAGCAGTTCGCGATGGAACCGTCGTTACCCTGCTCATCCTCGAAGTAATCGTTGGTGCCGTTCTGGACACGACCATCAGAGCCGTCGCGGCCGTTGATGTAGTTGTTACGCTCACCACGGGTAGTGGCAGTTTGGTTAGCCACACCAGAGTAGGTCTGACCGTTGGTGTAAGCGTTAACACCCAGGTGGTTAGAAGTTACCAGCTTGAAGCCAGCAGCAGTTGCCACGCGGTTTGAAGCAAAGCTACCGTTACGGTCATCGTTGCCATTGAAGTCAACACTGATGGCGCGATCAGAATCGAGCACGTCATAAAAAGCGCCAGGCGAGAGAACGCAAACACGTCCCTCTTTAGGAGCATCTTTTTCGTCGAGCACCTGACAAGCGTTGTACAGGTTGTCGATGATCAGGTTGCCACGGGCGTTGCGGTTAGCAGCACCGTTCAGGTCAATACCGGTGAGAGAAGTACCACCAGGCATAGTGCCCAGAACAAACAGACGCTCGCCAACAGTGAAGGTGGCGTTAGAGCCAGTACCGATAGCACCAACAGGGTTGATGACAAAGGTAGCAGCGCCGTTAGTAGGAGCAGTGGTGATGATGCCGTAAGCACCAGAGTCTTCACCGTAGATGGTGGTGCCAACTGCAAAGTTACCCAGTTCAGCGGTTGCAAAGTTTTCGCTGAGGGTAACAGTGCCGTTAGTGGCGACAGAGTTAACAGTACCGCCTGCGGTTTGGAAGGTTTTGGTGTCCCAATCGTTCACGCGGCCGTCAGACTCAGAAGCAGACAGCAGAGTACGAGCAAGGCGCTGGTCGTATGCACGAGCCAGAGCGCGGCCCAATTCTTGGCTGTAGATGCTCCTCACGTCCCAATGAAGTTTGGCCTCGTCGAGGTCATAGATCGAAGCGTCGGCAATCAGAAGATCGTCAATGGTGATGATCTTTTCACCGATCATTCCTTTGTTACCTTGGCCAGTAATCCAATCGCCAGGGCGATGGTAGCGGCTGGAAAAACGACCCGTAATTGGGAAGCTAGCCGAGCGGCCAGATTGAATCGAACGCTTCATGGTCAGGTCTTTGAAGACCGTCTCACGCTCGAACGTAGTGAGAACCTCACCACTAAAAATTTTCAGGAAATTAGCGTTTTCACGCTCATAGTTACCGGCTGCGGAGTTGGCGTTAAATTGTGCGCCGTTAATACTACCTAGCCGGCTAAGAGATGCAAAATCAGGCATCGTA